ACGTGTTCTCATATATTTATTGAAATTTTCAAATAATAATTTTGTAGGCTTAGTTCTATTATAAATACGGAATTGTGCTACAATAGTTGTTGAATCTACTTCTAAATCATTATGTAAAATACAACATTCATTAATAAATTTATCAAATTTTGATTTTAGGTTGGCTTCAATATTAAAACTATTTTCTAAAATATTATTATTTTGATTAATTTCACATTTTTCTGTAATAGTTTTGAGAGAAAGTGTTAATTTTTCATTTTTCTCTCTATATTCATTGTTTTCTATTTTTAATTTCTCATTTTCATTAGCTAGTCTCTCAACTTCTGTTTTATAATTATTATTTTCTTCTATTAATTTATTGAAATTTTCAATATTATATGTTTTTTCAGTTATAATATCTTTTATATATTTTGAGAGACGACCAATAGTAAAATAAGTAGCATCATATGCTAAAATTTCGTGTTTATTGTATCCATTTACTTCAATACTGCGTATATGAGATTTGATTTTAGGATGTGATTTAATAGCATTTTCTATTTCTTGTCTATTATGAACTTTGAATGCGTCTCTCAGAATAAAGTTAGTATATGTTTTATGATGGTCTTGAACTCTTAATGGAAGATTGTTGCTATGTCCAAATTTAATTAGTTTCTCTCCTTTGTCATTGGTATTATCAATTGTTCCAAAATAAATACATTCATTATTTACTGGAAATTGAGAGACAAGAGTTTTTTCAATAGTTTTATATTTATCTTGATTTGCATTTTTAAGTAAATTGTCTTTTTGAGAGATAATGTCTTCTTTAATTAATAATTTATTTTTCATTTCACTTGCTTCTTCTTCTAATACTTCTTGAATAAGTTCTTCTAACTTAATATAATATTCATGAATTTCATCTGCTTTTTTTGTTTGTGCTTTTAAACATAATGATTTAAAGGTTTTAATATTTAAATAATATTTTTGAATATTTTGCCCACCTTTAGTTTTTGCAACCGCAACTGCAGTTGCAAACTTATCATTACTAATTTCAATATTTGTTTGCTTTGCCAACTTGCAAAGCGATTTTTTATAATCTTTTTCCAGTTTAAAATTTTTTTCTAAAACTCTTATACAATTTATTTTTTGACTAAAACCCAACCAATGCCAAATGCTATCTAAATCCACAATATAATCATCTGTTTTATGATAATTTAAATAACTATAAAAACTTGCTATAAATAATTGTTGTTCTGATTCATTAAAAGTGTTTTTTACTTTATTTAATAAATTATTATTATGTGTTTCAGTTAGTTTTGTAATAGGATTATTTGTAATTAAATCTACAATATTGAGAGAAGTCATTTTATAATATTATTTATTACTATTTCTTTAAGTTATAATCGTTATTATAATTTAAAAGCGATTTTATAAAAGCGATATTACTTTTATATTTACTTTTTTATTTTTGAAGCAAAATTATAAAAGCAAATTTTTGCTTTACTTCAAGGTAAAGCGATTTTACTAAATATTTGTTTTCATAATTAAATTAAATTTTATGAAAACAAATTAAAATATTTATATTCTAGATAAGGCGTTTGCAGGTCGCCTTACCTGCTTACCATTTACTCTTCCGCACATTAATTTTAGGTCCTTTTTTCTTATCTCGCGCATTTGGGTCATAAACTTCTTCTTCATCATCGGATTCAAGATTTTTGCTAATTTCCCAAAATTCTTTTGAACCTAATTTGAATTGTTTATGATGGTCGGCTTTATACCAAAATATTTGCTCACTCAATTTATTAGATTTTGCATTATTATTAATTACTAAACATTCATAATTTTCTGTGCATTGATCCATAACTTGACAAAAGGATTCAAAAGTTGGAAACATACCCGCATAATTTTCATATATTTTTTTTCTATTAGAAATGTATGGTTCGCGTAGGATAAAAACATAATCTATATTTGTACGGAGATTTGGAGGAATACCAAGGGGATATTGCATTGTGATGATCAGCATCATCTTCCAATGACGCCCATTCATAAATAATAATCTCATCATTTTATCTTTAGTCCAACCGGCATCATAAAGACAATCATCTAAAATAACAAATGCACGCGGGTCAATAGTAGATTTTCTAAAGGTTTCCATTTCTTTTTTAATTTGTTTTAAAACAGTGCGCTGACGCTTTAAAATATTTTCAATAATTGCAGTATTATATTCTTCGTGAATGAAGAGTTTTGGGACATGTTCAGCATAAAACCCATTACCTGCTTCAGTTCCACTAATAACAGTTCCAATGGGAATATCTTGATGATAATAAAGAAGGTCTCTAACGAGGTAAGATTTACCGGTGTCACGCCGACCAATTAAAACAATAACAGGTCCTTTATTTTCATCGGGTTTGAAACTAATGTTTTTCATCTCAAATTTTTTAAGTTCTAAAGTCATTATTTACTAAATATTATTAAATTATATTTAAATTTTATATATTTACTTTAATACAAAAAACTAAATATTAATATTTTATAGAAAAACGTTTAAAACAAGAAAATTATTTATTATTAATAAAGTAATAAATAATTATGGAAATTAATTATAGGAAAAATAAGAATATTGAATTATTTGATAAAATAAAATCAGAAGAGTTTTTAAATTTAGAGAATCCTCAAAATTATATACCATTATATGAGAGATTTTTTAATTTTAATGAAACTAATTATAATTCAATAAATTTAAACAATGTTTATAAATTAGAAACATTGACTGAAAAAATAGGATATTCAAAATTTAATGGTATTATTGTTGATAGTTCTAATAATAATATTAATAAGAAGATTTTTTTTAAATATAGTCCATTAGTCGACCCTACAAAATATATGATAGGTAAATATAATACTGAGGATTCTAGTTTTAATATATTAAATTTACCAAATTTTTTGAATAAAGAAGACAAAACTATAAATAATAAAGTTTTTGACCCAAATAATTCTGCATATAGCGATGGTTTTTTTTCATATTTATCTAGTTTATTGCTAAATTATTATGGATTTTTAAATGGAATAGATTATTATGGGTCTTTTTTAGCAATTAAGAATGATTTTTTAGTAGAAATAGATGAAGATTTAGAATATTTAGATGATTCAGATTACTTTCATCAAAATTTGAATAAAAGATTTAAAATAATAGAAACAGAACATACTAAAAACATTTTTGCAAATACAAAAAAATGCAAACAAAAAATTAATATTAATAATGAAAACATAGATTTAATTACTGAAGAATTATTCATAACTAGTGAACCTGTTCAAGAAGACAAACAAGAAGTTGAAATTGAAAACATGGATATAGAAAATAATGAAATACTATTAGAAGAATTAGATGAAAAATTATTTAAATTAGATGATTTAGTTGAATTAAATGAAAATAAAAAAACAGATGAAACTAAAAAAACAGATTTAACACAAGAAACAGATGAAACTAAAAACACCGATGAAAAATATAAAAAACATAAAAGAACAAATGACCTAGATTCAGTTAATTCTTCTTGTTCATCTAGATATTCAAATACCGAATCAAGTAACGAAGAAAATTCAGATAATGAAGATAGTAGCGAAGAAAATTCAAGTAGTACCAGTGAATCATCATGTGAAGAAGAAATATTTGCAACTATTGACAAATTCCCGGTTCAAACAATTGCATTAGAATGCTGTGAAGATACATTAGATGATTATATTATTAATAATAAAATAAAAGACCCAGAATATGAATCAATTGTTTTGCAAATTTTGTTTATGCTAATTACATATCAAAAAGTATTTGATTTCACACATAACGACCTTCATACAAATAATATTGTATATAATAAGACAGAAAAGAAATTTTTATATTATAAATTTAATAATGCCCATTATAAAGTACCAACTTTTGGAAAAATATATAAAATTATTGATTTCGGCAGAGCAATATACAGATTTAAAGGACAATTAATATGTAGCGATAGTTATGCACCAGAAGGAGATGCAGCAACACAATATAATTGCGAGCCGTATTTTAATGAAAATAAAGCAAGATTAGAGCCTAATTATAGTTTTGATTTATGTCGTTTAGGATGTAGTTTATTTGATTATTTTATACAAGATATTGATGATATAAAAAAATTACGTTCACCAATTAAGAAGTTAATGATAGAATGGGTTTTTGATGATAAAAATAAAAATATTTTATATAAAAATGACGGCGAAGAGAGATATCCCGATTTTAAATTATATAAAATGATTGCCCGAACAGTTCATAATCATACTCCACAAAAAGTATTGAAAAAGGAAGTATTTGAAAAATACCAAATTGCGCGAAAAAAAATAAATAATCAATCAGCAATTTTTAACATAGACGAATTACCAATTATGACACAATAAACAAAAATAATTTAAATATATTTATTATGAAAATATATTAATACTATTTTTAATAATAATATATTTATTTCAAAACTATGAATATTAATAATAAAAAACAAAAGAAAAGAAAAAAGAAATAAATATATTTATTATGAAAATATATTAATACTATTTTTAATAATAATATATTTATTTCAAAACTATGAATATTAATAATAAAAAACAAAAGAAAAGAAAAAAGAAAAAATATATTGAAAAACTTATAAATTATAAAAATTATAAAAATTATAAAAATTCTAAAAATTCCAAAGATTATAAACTAATACCACAAAAAGTCTGCATAATTGGTTTAATACCATTTGCATATATTGCTTTATATTTTAGATCATTAACAGCATTAACAGTTTTAATAAATGGAATAATATTTCATTCTAGATTTTTGGATTATGATATTATGATAATTATTGATACAATAGTGAATGCTATTTTAATAGTAAGTTATATAATTATTTCAAATTTTGATTTTGTAATATCATTTTTAACAATTAGTGGAAGTAGTATTTTTATTTTTTTAACTTTTATTAGTTCCTATTTTAAAAAAAATTATGATTTATCTAATTATTTTCATGTTATTTTTGTTCAAGGATTTGGAGCAATAGCTTTGACAAAATATTGTATATATCATTAGATAATTTTAACTTCAAAAATCAGGTTTATTAATAAAAGCACCAGGAGTTGATTTTATATTTCCTATTAATTCATTTAAATTAAATTGGTCTAATAATAAAATAGTAATTGTTGCTGATATAAATACAATTATTGTATCAATAACCATATGCTTTAATGGTTTGTTTTCTTTTAAAATAAATCTCATTTCAATGAATTTTATTAAAAAATATATAATACTAATTATTCCTGCTGTTAATACTTGATTATTCATTATTATTATAATTAATAATGAATAATTATTTACTAAATAAACGAATATAAAAAAATATTTAAAGTTTGAGTTCTTCAATATCAAGTTCTATATTGTCATCTAATTTTTCAGTCTCCAAATCTAGCACATCTAAATCAAATTTATCTGGGTCTTCATCTAATGAATTGATTCCAAGCTCTAAATCACTCAAACTATCTTTTTTATTTCTAATTGGTTCTCCAATAACTAATTTTTCACTTCCAACGGATTCACCTACACTTTCATCTTCTGTAAAATATTCACTATCTGTTCCGCTATCTTCATTTAAATCACTAACATCTTTCAAAGCGGCAGATTCTTTATTTAAAGATTTGTTTGCTTCACTAATAGCTTGTTTAACACTATCTTTTGATTCTTTGCGTAATTTTTCTTCAACTTCAGCTTTAATAGTTGCAAGTTCTTTTTCTTTTTTTTCTTTTTCCATTTTTTTAATGGCTTCTTCATCTAATATTTGTTCTTTTGTTTCTTCAATTTCAACATCTGTTTCTTGTGTTTCATCCAAATAAATTTTCAATATATTTTCAATTGGAATATTTTCTCTAATACTATTTAAAATACATTCTTTTACAATTATTTCTAATTCTCTATTATTTTTCTGTGTTTGTAATGGTAAAATATCTTTTTCAAATAAATATACATTTATATATACTTTTCGCGCAATAGCAATATATGCTTTATGAATAAAAGTATTTAAATTAGGAATATCAATATTAACTTTTTTTTGTTTTAATCCAACGCGAGTAACAGTAAGTGATTTAAGTTGAGTAATATGAACACAAGTTATTAAGTCTTCTAAATAATTACATGCACTTGATGCAATAATTCTATCTTTTTCAATTTCAACAATTTCAGAACTCCATTTTGGAATATTATTTAATAAATTTTGAAATGTCATTAAATATTTAGATTCTTCTT